CACGAGTGTGTACCTTGAACATGCTGTTTCAGTGATATGCAGAGAACAGGAAGAGAATGGGTTTGCTTTCAATCTTGTTGGTGCAAAGCAACTGGAACGTCAGCTTGAGACTAAGATGCTGGGGATTGAAGCTGCATTGCAGACTGTATTCCCACCGATAGCAGAGGAGCAGAGGTATCACAAGACAACGGGTAAGCCATTGCCGTTGAGGTATCAACACTTCAACGTAGGGTCACGTCAGCAGATAGCTGAGAGACTGACGCAGAAGGGTGCTGTGTGGAAAGAGAAGACACCATCAGGTAAACCAAAGGTGGATGAGTCTACTCTGAAAAAGAACCTGCACATACCTGAAGCTAAGATGGTACTGGAGTACCTGCTGTTACAGAAGCGACACTCTCAGGTGTTGTCGTGGATCAAGGCAGAAAACAAAGGGAGGATACATGGGAGAGTTAAACATATTGGAGCGGTTACGGGTCGGATGGCTCATTCTAGTCCTAATCTTGCACAAGTCCCTGCAGTTTATGCAGATTATGGTACTGAGTGTCGTAGCTTGTTTATTGTTTCTCCTGACCGTGTTCTCGTGGGTGCTGATGCATCTGGTCTTGAACTACGTATGCTCGCCCATTACATGGATGACGAAGCGTATACGAAAGAAATCTTAGAAGGTGATATACATACAGCGAACCAACACGCGGCTGGTTTACAAACTAGGGCGCAAGCTAAGACGTTTATCTATGCGTTCTTGTATGGTGCTGGTAATGCCAAGATAGGATCTGTCGTAGGCGGTAACGCAAGGCAAGGCGGTGAACTCAAAGACAAGTTCCTTGAGAACACACCTGCACTAGCTGAGCTACGAGAAGATATTACAACTCAAGCATAGTCTGGGTTTCTTGACGGACTGGATGGTAGGCGACTACGTGTTCGTTCTGCACACGCTGCGTTAAACACACTACTGCAGGGAGCAGGTGCTATTGTAATGAAACAGGCGGTAATACACCTGTATGAATTACTTGAGCATGTTGACTTCAAGCTAGTAGCACAAGTCCACGATGAGTGGCAAATAGAGTGTCATCCTGATGATGCTGAGTACGTAGGCAAGTCCGCTGTACAGGCAATCGTTCAGGCTGGCGAAACCTTCAACCTTAACTGCCCACTGGATGGCGAGTACCGTATCGGTAGTAACTGGGCCGAAACGCATTAGCACAATCCCTAAATGTGTGGTATAATATTAATCTGGATTAATTAATAGGAGATCCTATGAGCGAAGCAAACGTAAACCTTAAGTGCCAACTCTACTGGCCTAACCTAACCATGAAGAACCAGCTTGCTAACAAGTACACGGTTGACCTAGCTCTCTTGTCAGACGAGGCAGTAACAGCACTCGAAGACATGGGGCTGAAGGTAAACAACAAGGGTGACGAGCGTGGTTACTACATCACATGCAAGTCAAACAACAAGTACCGTGCGTTCAAGACAGACGGTGAGGAGTTGTTAATCAAGGGACGTACACCTCTTGATGACGAGGACGATCCAGACATGGGCGTTGTCGTTGCCAATGGTTCTGAAGCCAAGTGTCTTGTTGGTTTCTATGACTGGGAGTACATGAAGAAGAAGGGTCGTTCACCTACCCTACGTCGTATGGTTATCTCTAATGTTGTAGAGTATGAACCTGAGATGAATCTTGAGGAAGCCGTGTGATACTCATCGACGGTGACATGCTTGTTTATCGTGTAGGCTTTGCCTGTGACGAGGAGCCAGAGAGAATAGCAATCCAAACTATGGGTAACTACATCTCTGAGATAATCTCTGATCTGTCTGAGCATTACAACGATTACAAGCTGTACCTTACTGGTAGCAGCAACTTCAGAAACGAGGTTGCTGTTTCTCAGCCTTACAAAGGTAGCCGTCCAGCACGTAAGCCAGTACACAAAGACTTACTCCGTGAGTACATGCTCGATGCATGGAAAGCGGAACTCTCTGACAACATGGAGGCTGATGACTGTATAGCTATCAAGTCTACTGAGTTAGAACATAAGTCTATTATCTGTTCTCTCGACAAAGACTTTTTGCAGATACCCACTAAGATATATGACTACACCAAGAAGGTCATGAAGGAAGTTGACGAACGCTCTGCTACAGAGTGGCTGTATCGTCAAGCCTTGATGGGTGATAGGGTAGACAACATCGCAGGGGTACACGGCATAGGTCCGAAGAAAGCAGAGAAAGCACTGGCTGACTGGACAACAGAGAGGGAATTGTATGAGCGGTGTCTTAAGTTATACGAAGACAATGAACTCAACGCTGATCGACTCTATGAAAGCCTTCAGCTTCTATACCTTCTTCGATCTACCGATGATCGTTATAGGATACCTGATGAAGTTTGATAGTAACCTAGAGAAGAAGTTATATGCAGAGATGAAGAGTTGTACTTATCATCCTGCACAGAAGATCAGCTACATCATACCTAAGATGTACGAACCAGACTTCTGCTACAACAGCGACGGATGGATGACGTACATAGAAGTAAAGGGTAGATTCAGAACTAGAGAGGAGGCGCGTAAATACGTAGAGGTACGTAAAGCGCTAGGTAAATATGAAGATCTTGTGTTTGTATTTCAGAATCCTAACACACCAATGCCGGGTTCAAGACGACGTAAAGACGGTAGTCGTTATCGTATGAGGGACTGGGCAGAGAAGAACGGATTTGATTGGTACACACCAAGCACTCTTCCAAAGGAGTGGTTATGACTAGGCATCTAGTAATACCTGACACGCAAGTAAAACCTGACAGTAACTGGGATCACATGTACTGGGCAGGGCGCTACGCCGCAGCAACTAAACCTGACGTTATTGTACATCTGGGGGATCACTGGGACATGCCAAGTCTCAGTAGCTATGACGTTGGGAAGAAATCGTTCGAAGGTAGGCGTTATGTCAATGACATTGAAGCAGGCAACATGGCAATGGAAGCGTTCATGCACCCTATCCGTACCGAACAGAGGAGATTACGGCAGGGTAAAAGACGTACATGGAAACCTCGCATGGTATTCCTACTAGGCAACCATGAGTACAGAATAGAACGAGCTATTGAGTCTGACGCCAAGCTAGATGGCCTGATGTCATACAACGACTTTTACCTAGACAACTGGGAAGTAGTTCCGTTTCTTGAGCCTATCATTATTGATGGCATTGCCTACTGTCATTACTTTACCAGTGGTGTCATGGGACGTCCTGTTACTACTGCAAAGTTAATGTTACAAAAGAAGTTTATGTCGTGTATCATGGGTCATGTTCAGGATAGGGATATAGCTTATGCAAGAAAAGCAGATGGAAATAGTATTACTGGTTTGTTCGCTGGCATTTTTTATACTCATTCTGAAGATTATCTAAACCCTCAGACTAACGGTAGCTGGTCGGGTATCTGGATGTTGAATGAAGTAAACAACGGATCGTTTGATGAACTACCTATTAGTATTAACTACCTCAGGAGAAAGTATGGATGACGTTCGACGAGTTGTTAGAGCACGTTGCCGAACACTACGATGAGGTAACAATCATGGAAGCACTAGAGATCACAGCAGAGGATCTGGTAGAGAGGTTTGCAGATCGTGTGCTAGAGAAAGTGTATAAGTTTAAGGAGATGGAATGAGTATTGATGACGCAACCCCAGATGATTGGGATACTTTACGATCACTAAACAGTCTCTCAAGCAAGAAGCCTACAACATCTTTGGGCGCTACTCCTGACCCAGTAGAGAAACCTGACCACTACAACAAGGGCGCTATTGAAGCTATTGAAGGTATCAAGGCATCTATGCCGCCCAACGAGTTCAACGGCTATCTAAAAGGTAACGCATTGAAGTATCTATGGCGTTACGACTACAAAGGAAAACCAGTAGAGGACTTACGCAAGTGCCGCTGGTACATCGACAGACTAATTAAGGAACTAATTTAATGGATGCATATCAACAATACATTCACAAGTCCCGTTATGCACGTTACCTGCCAGAGGAACAGCGACGAGAAACTTGGGAAGAAACAATCGACAGGTATCTAAACTTCTGGATTGAGAAAGGTAAGCTCACTCTTGAAGAAGCTAACAGTATCTTTTCTGACATTCATAGTCTGGATGTTATGCCTAGCATGAGAGCGTTGATGACTGCTGGTGAGGCTCTTGACCGTGACAACGTAGCTGGTTTTAACTGTAGCTACTTACCTATTGACCACCCTAAAGCGTTTGACGAGATGATGTACGTCCTTATGTGCGGTACAGGCGTAGGCTTTTCTGTTGAACGACAATATGTATCTAAATTACCAGAAGTTGCGGAGGATTTTCATGAAACCGATACAGTTATACACGTCGCCGACAGTAAAATTGGATGGGCTAAAGCATATAGAGAACTTATCAGCTTGCTCTATTCGGGTCAGCTTCCAAAGTGGGACATATCTGGAGTACGACCTGCAGGGGCCTCACTTAAGACCTTCGGCGGTAGAGCATCTGGTCCAGAACCTCTTGTCGATCTCTTTAACTTTACCATTGAAGTCTTTAGGGAAGCTCATGGACGTAGGCTCTCCTCAATTGAATGTCACGATATCTGCTGTAAGATTGCACAGATCGTCGTCGTCGGTGGGGTTAGGAGAAGTGCTCTCATCAGTCTGTCTAACCTCACTGACGATAGACTCCGACGATGCAAGTCAGGACAGTGGTGGCAAGACAACCCCCAGCGAGGACTAGCCAACAACAGTGCATGTTATACAGAGAAGCCAGATTTTGAGGCATTCCTAAATGAATGGAAAAGTTTATACGAGTCCCGATCAGGAGAGCGAGGTATGTTCTCTCGAGTCGCAAGTCAAAAGCAAGCTGCAAAAAACGAGCGACGAGATGCTACCTATGATTTTGGAACTAATCCATGTAGCGAGATCATCCTACGACCTTACCAATTCTGCAATCTATCAGAAGTTGTTGTCAGGGCATCCGATACGCTCTCAGACCTCAAACGAAAAGTTCGTGTTGCGGCTATCCTTGGAACTTTACAGGCTACCCTGACTGACTTCCGTTACCTACGTAAGGTCTGGAAGAACAACACTGAGGAAGAAGCATTACTAGGAGTATCACTTACAGGGATTATGGATCACCCGATGCTGTCGGGAAGGAAGGACAAAGGTGAACTCAAGACATGGCTTACTGAGCTACGTGAAGAGGCTATCAGAACGAATAAATCATGGGCTGACCGACTGGCTATTAATACTTCTACTGCTATTACCGCCGTTAAGCCTAGCGGTACTGTGTCTCAACTGGTTGATTCTGCTAGCGGTATACATCCACGATACGCACAGCAGTACATCAGACGAGTACGAGCAGATGCAAGAGATCCACTGTGTACAGTCCTTGAGGCCGCTGGAATCCCCGTAGAGGACGATGTAATGTCACCCAGTACCAAGGTATTCAGCTTCCCTATAAAGTCCCCTGACGGGGCTGTGGTGGCGTCTGAGATGGGTGCTATGGAACAACTTGAGCTATGGGAGATATATCAGGACTACTGGTGTGAGCATAAGCCATCTATGACCTGCTACTACAGAGACGACGAGTTCTTGGAAGTAGGTCAGTG